AGACACGTTAACGCAACTGAAACTAATTGGAAAGATGCAGGTTATCGTTGGATAAGTCATGAGGAGTATCTAAAGGATAAAGAAAAGAATGAGTACGCCTAACATAACAGAAAAGCTAGACGGCAGACTTATAATCATTGATGATTATTTTAGTGCACCAGAGCTTAATGAACTAGTACGTGATGTACAGAACTGGCCTTATCTATATGGAGAAGTAGATGATGGAGACTTACCTCCAACAGGAATGAGTACTGGAGAATACACAGGCACAAAAACATTTCATGCATTATGGAAGTTCTGTGAAGAACATCTTCCACAAACACATGGTTGTATTTTAAAAAGATCACACGCAAATATATTCGCTCCAAGAGAACCTGCTTATTATCATGTAGATGATGAAAGCGATGAAGCATGGACATTTATGTTTTATGCAAATAATAATTGGGATATTAATGATGGTGGTGAAACAAAGTTTATTACAAACTTACAAAACAAGAAAGAAAATTATGAAGGAACTGAGTATCCTGAAATAATTGCTATTCCACCTATTCCAGGCAGAATGTTACTTTGGAAAAGTAACGTATTACATACTGCAACACCTATGAGAAATACACATAGGTTTACTCCAACATTTAAATTTATTAAATTTTTAAAAGAAAAACACGGCAAGGCTGAAGGTGGTATTGTTATGGGTAACAAAAATACATACCCGTGGCACCAAGAATACACTCCGCCATTGCCTATTACAGATATCAAACATACTATTGCAAGTATTGACGTATATGAAACTAACTTACCAAACATTGACAATGATAGTTTAATGTATGAGATAGTTAATAACGAGCAAGAAAGAATTGACGCCAACCCTGAAGATACCCATTATGAAGACATTAAGTTCCCCGGTTCAGATACCTGTATGCACTTCATGGGGGAAGTAGAAAAAGCAGTAACGGCGTATGCAAATAAAGACGTCGAACTGACGGGTATCTGGACACATAAAACTGAACCTAATGGCAGTACTGCATTCCATAGTCATACAAAAAGTTTATACTCGTTTGTGTATTATCCACAACACGAAGAAGGTCAAGGTGACATACATTTTACAGTCTTTATAAATGATATGCCTCGTTTTGAAAAAGTCATACAACCTAAGGCAGGTATGCTTTTAATATTTGATTCTAAGATTTCCCACTACACTGGAAAGAACGTAACAAACACTGATAGGTACTCTATTAGTGGTAACTTTAATATTAGGAGCAACGATGGTTAAGAAAAAGTATTACACATGGACTGACGTAGAGCAGATGTGTACAGAGATAGTAACTGATATGTACTCTTGTAATTGGAAGCCTGATTACATTGTAGGCATCACAAGAGGCGGTAATGTACCTGCTACAATTATTAGTAACATGACTGGCATACGTTGTGAGTCAATTAAAGTAAGTTTAAGAGATAACGAAACAGGTAAAACAGGCGATAGTGTTGGTTGGATGGCCGATGATGCATATGGTGTACTTGATGGAAAGATAGCTTCAGGTGGTCCTTCATCTAAAAGGATTTTAATCGTAGATGATATAAATGATACTGGTGCTACGTTTAACTGGATTAAGAATGACTGGGAAACAAGACATAACGATCCCGGTAAGTGGGAAAGAATATGGGGAAACAATGTTAAGTTTGCAGTACTAACTGAAAACCTAGCAAGTGACTTTGGTATGGTTAGTTTCCGTTGTGACGAAGTTAATAAAGCTGAGGAAGACGTTTGGTTAGTTTATCCTTGGGAAAACGTGGGAAAGTATGACGGCTGATATAGGTTGGTGTTGGACTGGAACTGTACCTGAACTATTAGTAATAGAACCAGAACGTTTTAAAACACCAAAGATAGTAAACAAAGATTATAATAAAAGAGGTGTAATAGATTGCCCAAGTTATCAAGGCTTCTATAGTAACCTATTTCTTTTAAAGTCGCCGGTGTCTTTTACTGCCACACCCAAAGAAGGTGCAGTTGATATATCAAGTGATGAAGTTAGTACAAATCAATTACAAGGGTTAGTTACATTACATCAACCACAAGAAATGCACGATATAAAAAAGCCAATGTTTCAATTTAATTTAAATTATTTGTTTATTGCAGATGAGCCTTGCTTAATGGAAATACTTCCTCCGTTTATGCACAAGGATAAATTTCCTGGAGAAGTAATTGGTGGAAGTTATAATATACATAGTTGGGTAAGAAGTATTAGTTGGGGTTTTGTTTTTAATGATATCAAAAAGCCACTTGTAGTAAAACGTGGCGATCCATTATGTTATGTAAAATTTACTACACCGGATTTGGAATCAAAAGTTACATTAAAAGAATGTTTACTTACTGATGATATTATTAGAGAATTAGATAGAAAAAGGTTCTTGACAGAATTCAAAAAAGGTGGTATAATAAAGTTAATGAGTAGAGCTTTGAAACTAAGACCCAAAAAATTAATTAAACGTAAACCGAGATTATGAGCGACGACAATATAGTAAAATTTCCAGAGATAAAAGATACGGTACATATATTAAAATTTAAAGTACCAGCAGTTATACGTATGAGCAAAGAAGCTGATAGTGATATTGCATTAGAGATTGAAAGATTAAGTCCAACAGAAGGACTAGGACAGGCTTGGGTACCTGCAAAGAATTTAAAAGAAGCAAAAGAAAAACTACACAAAATGATACAGGTTACAGAGTGGGTAGAATGATGCGTGAAGACTTAATGGTTCAGCAACAGGTTGATAACCTATGGCAACACTTCGTTGGTGTAATATGTCTTAATCAAACAGGCAGAATACAAGTTAAAAGAGTATTACCTGAATTCTTTGATAGATGGCCAACGCCAGAGAAGTTTCTTAGAAGCAGAAAAGCAACTGTTATCAAAGTAATTAAAAGTTTAGGCTTTTATAATAGACGTGAGAATTCTATTAGACAAATGACAAAGGACTACTTAACTTGGGACCAGGAAGATGCAACTAAACTGTATGGCATTGGTAAGTACGGTAGTGATAGTTATGAATTATTTTATAAGAAACGTGTTCCTGATAACGTAGGTGATCACGAATTAAAAAGATATATTGAGGAAGAATTTCATGCAGTTTAAAGATATACCTTGGACTAATGTATTAATCGATACTAAAGAGTTTACTGTTTTTAGAGACGGCTTCCCTGTTACAGAAGGACACGTTCTTTTTGTACCCAAGGTAGAAGACTGGGAACATTTGACTGCTTGTTTCAAGGCCGCTTACAAGTGGGGATATGATTGGGTAGAACGTGGTTACTGTGACTCTTTTAATATAGGACAAAACGTAGGTAAAGAAGCAGGACAAACTGTTATGTGGCCACACGTACATTTAATTCCAAGACGCAAAGGCGATATGGAAGATCCAAGAGGTGGTGTAAGACACGTGATACCAGAGAAAGGAAACTATAGACTATGGGACGAGTAGCCGCATTAGGTTGTAGTCATACTTGCGGATATCATGTTAATGGTATGCCTGAAGATGCAGTATTGGATATTAACACTTGGCCTTTCAGTGGCAAGTGGAATGACAACAACTGGGCAGAGTTTTATACAAACAATGCAAACAAAGACGGAGTTATATTTGCCAACAGTAGTAATGGTTGGTGGGAATATAGCGAATGGTTAAGTTTCTTGTTTAAGCAATATGATGATATTGATGAAGTAATAGTACAGAACACATACTGGAATCGTTTTAGATTAAGCATGATGGATCCACCTGATTATGAAAATATGATTCCATTAGACGAACTATACGAAAAAGAGACAACAAAAGGCAACATCGATTGTTGGTTAAAAAGATTACACAACGAAAAGAGAAATGTATTTGATATTCCTTTACAATGCTATCCGCAGGATTATCAAGATAGATTACATTTCGAAGTAAAATTCGATCCAAGGTTTATGATGGGTAAACCAGACCTAAGAGCTGAACCTTATATGAAAGTAAAAACTTGGATGGAAATTATGTCACTTAAAGCACAACGAGAATGGTTTAAGGAGATGTATATACTACAGGAGTTATGTAGAAGTAATGGTGCCGAACTTAAATTATTCGGCTTAAACAAATGGACTTGGATACCAGATGAAATGCTTATTCCAAAGTTAAGAAATTCTTTTTATAACTTTGACTACATCCAAGTCGCAACCAATCATGTAGAAGAATGGTTTCTACGTGAGAAAAAGGTAGACCTAACTAAAGAAACAATCGACGGAGAACATTTTGGAGAAGATGTGCATAAGACGATTGCTTTAGAGTATCTGCCACAACAATTTGAAAGGAACTCAAATGTCTAATAGAACAGAAATGATCAAAGCACTTAAGAGCCATGCACAAGGACACATTGACAAACATAAAATGAATGTTAATGTTTACTTAGATAATAGTGTTGGTATCGGCGAGCATCCGGACGTATTAGAAGCAATCGAAAAAGAACTAGCCGTTATTGCTCAGTACATGGATGAATTGGAAGTATTGAACAGATATTTTCCAGAATAAACTTGACAAAAAACCTAAATAAGTGTATACTATTTAGAGTACAGGCAATCCACTGCCTTAACATCGGAGAAGAGAATTGAAGAAAAGTGAAGAAATAATACAGAGGTTACAAGACTCAGGAGATAGATTCTGGGCTGGTGACAACATATCTCAGCATCTACAACCAGGCGACAAAGATGCACTAATCGAAGAACTTACACCAAAGTTTGAAGAAGTACTAGACAGCTTGGTTATAGATCGTTTTAATGATCCTAACAGTATGGACACTGGTAGACGTCTTGCAAAGATGTATATCAATGAACTTATGCAAGGACGTTATAACCCAATGCCTAATGCAACTGCATTTCCGAACCATGTAGAAGATGGTTATAAGGGTATGCTTGTTGTAAGAAGCGAAATTAAAAGTATGTGTTCACATCATCACCAACCAGTGAGTGGTGTTGCATACATTGGTATCATTGCCGCGGAAACACTTATAGGACTTTCTAAGTACACACGTATTGCCCAATGGTGTGCAAGACGTGGAACACTACAAGAAGAACTTAATAATGTTATTGCTAATGAGATCGGCAAAGCAACTAACAGTCCTAACGTAGGTGTTTACATTCAAGCAACACATGGTTGTTGTGAGAACAGAGGTATTATGGCAAGAAGTAGTTTAACACAAACTACAGTCTTACGTGGTGCATTTGAAAAAGACATGGGTACTAAAAAAGAGTTTATGGATAACATCAAATTACAACAGGAGTTTGCACGTGATTAGAGAATGGATTGTATCAGGTTGGAATGGTATTATGGATCATAGAGTTAATCCATTAAGACATATCCCAGACTTACAGGTGCGTCATATGATGATGCAGATACTAGCATTTATGTGGTCAAGTATTTTTGCAATTTTAATTGTTGATAGTGTTTGGGCATTTGGCATTAGTGCTATTGCTCATATGCTTTTCGTTGCAGGAGTTGTTATTACTGTTGCAACATTTAAAGTTGTTGAAAATAATCCAAACGCCTTTAACTTTGTTAAAGGTTATCACTCATATGGCAGAGGCAGAGGTCATGTTATTATGAGAGATAAAAAAGGTAATCCTTATAAGGTTATGTTACCTAAAGGTGATCCAGGTGGTGAGCATGAATAATTTTATTGATCCTAAGAATCCTCATACTGTAGGTAAGAGTATTTCTAACTTAGGCAATCATGTTTTACTTGCAGGATTTATAGGAGCAATCATATTTGTGGTTGTAGCAAGTTATGGATAAGAAGAAAAGTTTAAAGTGGGTTATACTAGATAACCTACCAACAATATGGGTTGGATTAGTATTTGCATTTGGTTTAATACTAGCGGCCAATCATGCAGGAGTATAAGATGCCAATACCAGAAAAAATTATTATCCCCGCAAGTAAAGATCCAGGCGACAATCACTTTGCAATAAGTCTAGTAAAAAGTGTTTTTAGATTTGTAGCAAGTGGACTTTTAGTTTGGGCAGGGTACATACTGTGGTCAGCAAATGAATATTCAGATATTTTTATTGCTGATTCCGGTTTCATGATAATGTTAGCAGGAGCAGTTCTGTTTATAGCAGAAGTGTTAGGAATTATAGAGGAGATTGTATAATGAAGGAAGGTCCAATGAAAGCCCACGTAGAACGTGATACTGATGGCGTTGTAAAACAAGAGTTCATTACGTATCGTAAGAGGAACGGTATGCTTGTAAAAGAAAGTACCGTAAGAAATTTTCAAAGCAACGGTGACTACAACGACAGTTACTACGATGAACCATTAGCTAAAATAAGTGATTAAATATGGCAGAAAAAAAAGTTTATTACAGTGAGATATTCCATTCCATACAAGGTGAAGGACACTATACAGGTGTGCCTACTGCTTGGATAAGATTTTTTCTTTGTAATTTACAATGCAGTGGCTTTGGTCAAATAGATCCTACTAACCCAGACACATATGATCTTCCGTTTTTAGATTATGATGTTAGTCAGGTAAAAAGAGTTGAAGACTTGCCTGTGTGGGAAAAAGGTTGTGATAGTTCTTATACTTGGGCAAAGAAATATAAACATCTAATGGGACAAGAAGTTCCTAGTGTATTAGCAAACAAGATTGTTGATATACTAAAGACAGAGTCGAACCCAGAAGGTAAGTTCTTACACCCTATGAGTAAACAAAGACAACACTTATGTTTCACTGGTGGTGAGCCTTTGATGGTTACAGGACAGTTAGCAAGTGTTGGTATATATGAAGAATTATTGAAACAAGGTAATTTACCCGAGTCGATGACTTTTGAAACTAACGGTACACAAAAGTTAAGAGAGCCTTTTAAAGAATGGGCTACAGGAATTGATCAAGAAGTATTCTTTAGTTGTAGTCCTAAACTGTTTACAGTATCAGGTGAAGAATCTAAGAAGGCAATTATTCCAGAAGTAGTTGGAGAATACAGACAAGTTTCTAAAGCAGGACAATTAAAATTTGTTGTAGGCTCTGAACAAAGACAATGGGACGAAATGGATTCTGCTATAGAAAAATATAGAGCAGAAGGTGTAGATTGGCCTGTATGGGTTATGCCTGTAGGAGCCAGAGAAGAAGAGCAGACTGCAACAGCCGGAGACGTTGCTAAACTGGCTTTTCAAAGAGGATATAATGTGGCGGCAAGAGTACACGTTTATCTATTCGGAAATGCAATAGGCACTTAAGGAGGCCATTATGAGATTATTAATAGCAATACTAATTTTATTTACTGCGGTAGCAGTTTACACAGATGCGAATGCAGGCGAATGGCAAGACAAACCAATCGTTTGTGCTACCGAACCTGAAATAAAACAAGGGTTGGCAAATAGAGGAGAAATCAAACTATTTGAATCAATCCAAATAACACCTGTACGTGATGGAACTGGATTGTCAGAGATTCCGGCATATTTGCCGCTGTCAATATACGTCAGTCCAACGACAAAATCATATACAATAATAGAGTACCATCCTGGTTATGAGAGCTATTGTATTATTAGCTATGGCACGGATTGGACAATAAAAGGAAAAAACTTATGAAAGACTTTATAAACAAAGTTAAAGATAAGTTCGTTAAGAAAGAAAAGGTAGCAGAAACTACTGAAGAGAAAAGACTACGTCTTTTACAAGAAGAAAAGAAACAAGCAACAAAAGAGAAGAAACCTTGGGTTGCAGTTTTGAATACTCATGTTAACGAAAAAGACATTAAGAATGGATTTTTTGAGCTTGATTGGAATAACGAATTTATTGAACAACTACTTGATGCAGGTTATTCTGGGGAAACAAATGAGCAGATTGTTGATGCATGGTTCAAAACTATTGCAAGAAACATTTTGGAAGAACAAGGTTTGGATCCTAAAAGAGAAGCTGGTCATATAAAGATCAATAAACGAAAAGATGGTAAGACAGAAGTTAGTTGACATCTTGTTAACTCTGTGCTATAATTTAAACATAATAGTAAATTAAATAGGTTAATGTTATGAAATATGTTTTGGTAGATACTGCTAATACTTTCTTTAGAGCTCGCCATGTAGTACGAGGCGAATTGGATATAAAGGTAGGTATGGCATTCCATATTACTTTTAATAGTTTGAAAAAGGCATGGAATGACTTCGATGCTGATCATATTGTATTTTGTTTAGAGGGTAGAAGTTGGCGTAAAGATGTCTATGCTCCTTATAAACGTAATAGACAAGAGTCACGTGATGCACTAACAGAAGCACAGGCACAAGAAGAAAAAACGTTCTGGGAAACGTTTGATAATTTTAAGAATTTTATTACAGAAAAAACAAACTGTACAGTTCTACAACATGATGAACTAGAAGCAGATGATTTGATTGCAGGTTGGGTACAACAACATCCTAATGATGAACACGTTATTATTAGTACAGATGGTGACTTTGCACAATTAATTAGTCCTAAGGTTGCACAATACAACGGTGTTAGCAATACAACTATTACACATGAAGGTTACTTTGATGATAAGGGTAAACGTGTAATTGATAATAAGACTAAACTAGAGAAGCCTGCACCTAACCCTGAATGGTTATTGTTTGAAAAATGTATGCGAGGTGACACTAGTGATAATGTGTTTAGTGCTTACCCTGGCGTTAGAGTAAAAGGCACAAAGAACAAAGTAGGCTTACAAGAGGCATTTGCAGATAAAAGCAACAAAGGTTATGCTTGGAATAACTTGATGTTACAACGTTGGGTTGATCATGAAGGAGTAGAGCATAGGGTATTAGATGACTATAATAGAAATGTAATGCTATGTGATCTTACTGCACAACCTGAAAACGTAAAAGAAAAGATTACAACAACAATTAAAGAGAATGCACAACCTAAAAACATAAAGCAAGTTGGGTTGCGTCTAATGAAGTTCTGTGCATTATATGATATGCAAAGAATAACTGATAATGCTCAGGCTTATGCTGAGCCATTACAAGCGAGGTATCCTGTATTATGACAAGTTTAAAAGCAAACGAAATTTTAAAAAATAAATTTTGGATCATCGAGGATGCTGACAGTAAGACTAAAGTTGGCACGTTATCCAAAGATAATGATAATAGATATATGTACAGTTGCGATACTGGTTCATACTTCTATGACACTAAGAACCAAGTAGAAAAGACACTTGGTGATATACTATGGACTAAAGGTAGTGTATCAGATAAACCAGATATCAGTAAAGAAATCTATAAACTACCTACTTCAACTACACCTTACAATGCTATGTTTGATTTAAAACGTAAATTTGCATTGTTTACAAAAAGTAAAAAATCCAAGAGCCTATACTGTGCAGGTTATTTTTGCATTAGTTTTGAAAAGGGTTGGGTAAAAAGTTTTTGTCCGAAGCTAGTTACACTAGAGAAGTATCAACATAAAGGACCATTTAAGACTGAATTAGAAATGCGTCAGGAGTTAAGTAATGTCAACAGAGGCTAATTATAGTTCACATGATTGGCGTAAGAACACAGATGACGCTATTGTGGTTGCTTCAGATATAGGAATCAAATTAGAAGTAAACAAAAGCAAAGTAATCTTTACTAATCCTAAAACACTTAAAACTGAAGAAGTAGATGTTTCAAGACTTGTTAGGGTTTTCGTAAACAATAGAGATGATCTAAAAAGGAGTGTCAAATAATGTCAGAAGTTAAACCTTTAAATCCTATACCACTTCAACAGTTCATTGATAGAGTAAAAGTTGCTGATGCTAGTAAGCAACCTGAGATCAGACTTACACTACAAGAATCTAAGATACTTGCATTTACACTAGGCGAAGTAATGTCTAGATTGCATGGTGATTTAGAGAAGCTAGTAGATCAACAAAATAAAACAGAAGAAGTCATTAACGTTACCGCAGACGGCGGTCAACAGTGGTAGCAGTTATCCTATAAACTACGTATATTACTATCTCTTTGAGATAAATATATGTATAGAGGATAACAAATGAGCAGACCTAAACCAACAGTTGTTTTAGAAAATATCAATAGAAAAACTTACAAGTCCGAGCAGGTCTTGGAGGCTGAAGCTATATGGGCCGTCTTTCACAAAGATAAGCCTTTTAATTTGAAAAGTTCTAACACACTAACAAACTACCCTGGACCTAAATACAAAAAGGTATCTTTCTCTAATCCAGGCCATGCACACAATTTAGCTAAAAAATTAAACGACCTTTTTACAAGCGAAGACTTTACAGTTGTTAAGTTAACTTCCGGCGAAACAGTTAAGGAAGAGTAATGAACTGGAAAGAAACCTATACCAAGGTATTCTTGAAACAGGCCGATATTGCAATAAGCGATAGCTCTATGGCAGAGTATATGCCTAAGTGGTGGCAGAATACTAGAGGTAAAGAAACTGGTGGTCTTAGACTAACAGAAGAAGGTATGCTTTTCTTAATGGAAAAGATAGAACTAGCTACGTATGAAGTTCCATTTCCAGCAGACTTTAAAATAACTACCCAAGTTATTATATTTTTGGACAAGTTTATTGACTGTCCATACTACCTAACCAATCGTGGAATCACAGTAACGGAAGAAAAGAAAGCACTCGAACTGCATCTTTTCAGTGGTGATGTCCGAAAATATGGCTTGAACAAAGCTCTAAAACGGACAGATGAATTGGTAAACCCTTGATTTTACTACATAATTTTTCTTAAAAAAATTGCATTTTCTGGTTGACCTTTTGAGTAATAGGTGTTATTATATATACATACTTAGAAATTAAGTATGGCACTGAAAACAAAACGTAACAAAGGAGTACAAAGTGGAAAACATCGCAGTTAGACAAGTTAGTCCAAATGGTGCAAAGAAGAGCATTATTAGGGCATTCAAAAAACAAAGACCAATTTTTATTTGGGGACCTCCAGGTATTGGTAAATCAGACATCGTTGGACAAATTGGTTCAGATATGTCAGCATTAGTAATTGACATTAGATTGTCATTATGGGATCCAACAGACATTAAGGGTATCCCTTATTATGCGGCAAACGATAATACAATGAAATGGGCACCGCCTGTTGAATTGCCAGATGAAAAATTGGCTAAGAAGCATAAGCATATTATTTTATTCTTAGACGAAATGAATTCAGCCGCTCCGGCAGTACAAGCCGCGGCATATCAACTTATTCTTAATAGAAGGGTTGGTACTTATAAATTACCTGATAATGTTTTGATTGTTGCCGCTGGTAACAGAGAAGCAGATAAAGGTGTAACTTACAGGATGCCAAGTCCATTGGCAAACAGATTTGTTCACTTAGAAATTAAAGTGGACTTTGATGACTGGTTTGCTTGGGCAGTACAAAATGATGTACACCAAGATGTAGTAGGTTACTTGTCATTTAGCAAGAAGGACTTATATGACTTTGATCCTAAGAGTCCAAGTCGTTCTTTTGCTACACCTCGTTCGTGGTCATTTGTTTCCGATTTATTGGAAGACGATGACGATGAAACAACCACAACAGATCTTGTTAGTGGTTCAGTCGGCGAAGGACTAGCCGTTAAGTTTATGGCACACAGAAAAGTGTCAGCTCAATTACCTAACCCTAGCGAAGTACTTGCTGGTAAGGTAAAAACAATGGAAACTAAAGAAATCAGTGCCATGTATTCCTTGACTGTTTCATTGTGTTATGAGTTGAAAGAAGCTAGTGATAAGAGCGATAAAAAGTTTGACGACAAAGTTAATAACTTTTTACGTTTTGCGATGGACAATTTTGATACCGAATTGGTTGTCATGGGTATCAAATTAGCTCTTACACAATATCAACTTCCAATCGATCCAGATGAAGTTGAGTGCTTTGATGAGTTCCATGAACGTTTCGGCAAGTATATTAAAGCCGCACAAGGAGATGGTAGCTAATATTTTGGCTATTAGGGGAGGATCTTTTTTGGTTCTCCCCGCTCTTTTTGGTTGACAAACTCAATTAAATATACTATAATATACATATAACAATTAGGAAAAGATGGCACACATGACTAATATAGCAACACAAGATCAAGAAGTATTAGATAGATACGAAGAGATCAAAAAAATACCAGAAATTGAAATTACTGACGAACTTAAAGCAGAAGTTCTAGATAAGATTATTGTAGCAAGAGTAGGCTTACTACTTAGACATCCTTTCTTTGGTAATATGGCAACTAGACTTATCATTAAAGAAGCTAGTGATTGGTGTCCTACTGCCGCAACTGATGGTAGACATTTATATTATAGTGTTCCATTCTTTGCTAAGATGGATAACAAAGAAATTGAATTCGTTATTGCACATGAAATACTTCATTGTGTATTTGATCACATGACACGTAGAGAAGATAGAGATCCACAGATACATAATATCGCGGCAGACTATATTGTAAACAATACACTTGTTAGAGATGGTATTGGTAAGAAGCCTGCAGATATTCCAATTTTCCAAGACTTTAAATATGATGGTAAAACTTCAGAAGAAGTATATGATGACATCTACAAGAAGTATGATGAAGAAGAATTAAAACAATTAGGTCAATTACTTGACGAACATATTGACTGGGATAAAGATAGCCAAGATAATCAGAAGGCACCTAGCAAGAAGGGTAACAAGAAAGGTCAAGGACAACCTAGTTACTCTAAAGAAGAACTTAAAAAGATCAGAGATGAGATTAAAGAAAGTATGATGGGTGCGGCACAGGCCGCTGGTGCTGGTAAGGTTCCTGCAGAGATTGAAAGAATGATCAAGGAACTTACAGAGCCTAAGATGAATTGGAGAGAGATTCTTAGACAACAGATTCAGTCAACTATTAAGAACGACTATACTTACATACGTCCTAGCAGAAAAGGTTGGCACACAGGAGCAGTTCTTCCTGGTATTAACTATGACGAAACAATTGATATTTGTATTGGTATTGATATGTCAGGTTCGATTGGTAACGAACAAGGTGCAGACTTCTTAGGAGAAGTACAAGGCATTATGTCAGAGTATCAAGACTATAACATTAAGGTATGGTGTTTTGATACTAAGGTTTACAACGAACAAGACTTTACTGCTGATAATGGTATGGATCTTAATCAGTATCAATTAATGGGTGGCGGTGGAACAGACTTCAATGCCAATTGGGAATATATGAAAGAACAGGATATTGTTCCTAAGAGATTCATAATGTTTACTGATGGTTATCCTTGGGATAGCTGGGGTGATGAAAGTTACTGTGATACAGTATTTGTAATCCACGGACATCACGATAAGAATTTACAGGCGCCATTCGGTCTTACTTGTCATTACGAAGAGGCAAGATGAAACCAAATGCATTAAACTTTTTTGAAATGAGAGAGGTTGATTTTCAGGCTCCTCATTTCGAATACACTCATTTCCAACAACAATATAACTTTGAAACCGCACTTCATAAGTGGATTGGAAATAATCTCAAAGGCAGATACTTTATAGGCAAAACTTTGGTTTTGGATAGAGAAAACCAATACCAAAATAATGTTACTGTGGGTTTTGAAGATCCAAAAGAGTTATCTTATTTCATGTTGGCGTGTCCACATTTGAAATACTAATAAATATTAAGTAGGTATATAATTATACTACTATTAATAGGAGAGACATAAATGTCAGAAGAAAATAAAACTGCAACGGCTCCGGCAACTCCGGAACCAAGTATGGCAACTGCACCGACGGGTGCTCCTGCTAATGCTCCAGTTCAAGAACTTACAGTTCAAGACTTAGGGGTATTGAAAACAATCATTGAAGTAGCACAAAGTCGTGGGGCGTTTAAAGCCAACGAACTTGAGGCTGTTGGAAAGACGTATTCTAAACTAGAGGCGTTTCTAACTTCAATTCAAAATCAACAAGTAGCTAAAGATCCAAATGCTCCAGCACCAGCAACTGCACCAGCAACTGCTCCGGTAAGTGAGCCAATTGATCCTGCTACAGGAGAGGTAAAATAATGGCCCTAAAACATATAGGAAGATTCAAAGGTAACGGAAGAAAAGTTGCCGTTGTTTTTAGAACATTACCTGATGATCCAGAAAGTGCTTTAGTGGTACAAACTGAAAACTTAGGTGATTCAGAACACGACACATTGATCAATATGTTAGAAAGTAACACTGGTCAAAGTGCTGATGAACTAGCAGATGCTATGCAACGTACTCCACTAGGAGACGGTAGTATTATGTTAGCAAACTTCCACGTTAACGGAAAATTAACTAAGGTGAAAACTTCAGATATTGAAATGACACCAGATACACAGACTACTATTGGTCTTGATGAACTAAACAAAGTCATCGCAGAGCAAAAAGGTGTAGCAGTTAAGGACCTAGCGGTTGGCGGTAGTTCAGTTGAAGAAGTAGCAACTGCAACAACTATGCCATCAGGAGAAGCATCAGCAACTGTGGACGCGGCAAACGAGCAACCTTTAACAGACGAAGATCTAGCTAAGAACATGAGAGCAGATGCTGATCGTATGTTCAAAGAAGCTGAAAGACTACGTAAAGAAGCTGAGGATTTAAGCCCTACGAAAAAAGGCAAATCCAGTGCCAAGGCGTAGCAAACGCCTTCCACCCGACGTTGTGAACAAATGGCCCGATGTATTCGGAGACGTTGACGTTCACGCCATACCGTTAGAGTACTTACACTCATTACGAGTTCGTTTTACTAATGGTAAGGCTTGGGATATAGCAGTAGACGATAAAAAGAACCCTGTTAAATCCTTGGAAAAAACACTAAAAGAACTGTTTAATACTTATGATAGCAGTATTAAGCACGTTGATTTTAAGCTAGATACTGATCGTATTAAAAAAGATGTACAAAAACGCACCACAAAGTTCATCAAGCATCGTAAGTAATATTACTAAAAAGGTATAAATACATATAACAGATCCAGGAGTTATATAAATGGCATTAAAACTAAGAAGAGGTACAGACTCACAAAGAGGGCTTATAACGCCAGCTGATGGTGAATTAATCTATACTACAGATACTAAAAAACTGTTTATAGGTGACGGTGCTACTGCGGGTGGTAATCCCGTTGATACAGCCGGTAGTGCATTAGGTTCAAATTTAGACTTAAACAATTATAGCTTAACTGGAACAGGTAACGTTAATATTACTGGAAATATTACTGCTACTGGAAACATCACTGCTGACGGTAATTTAACACTAGGTGGTAACTTAACTGTTGGTGATGCTACATCAGATACATTAAACTTAACAGCCAAAGTTGAATCACATATTTTACCAGACGTTGATAGTGCAAGGAACATTGGTTCAAGTGTACTAAGATGGGGTGCTGGTTACTTTGGTGCTTTACACGTAACAGATGATATTAATGCTGGATCAGTAAATGCTAATATCGTTGCAGATGATTCTACAGTAGTTTTAAATAAAGCAACTGGAGCCATTAATGCTTCAGGTACTTTCAAAGGTGATGTTAATGCAACTGATAACACTAGCTTCTTTAATGCAACTTCAAAGGCAGTAAACGCCGGTGCTATTACGGCAACAGGAACTATTAGTGCTCCTGTTATTAATGCAGAAGCATTTACAGGAAATTTCAAAGGTACTATTGTTGGTGACGATTCAACTGTATTAGTTGATGCTGTCAACAGTAGAGTAAACCTAAACAATGGCGTTGTAAGTTTTGTTGAGAATCAACTTGAGCTTAACAATGTAACAGAAGTTAAACTAGGTAAAACTACAGACTCAGCTGGTCCTACATTTAAAATTACATCAGCAGATGCAAGTGCTCCAATTAACTTTGTCAACAAGGCAGGAACAAGTGTTAACAATACAAGTAAGTTAACATTTTCAGCTTACCATGGATCATTGGTAACTCCAGTAGATCCAACAGCAGGTGACTGGAATGGTGCATTAACGGCTCAATCATGGGATACAAATACAAGTGCTTTTATTCCATCAGCAGTTATGGCATTCCAAGTTGATCCAGATGAGACTGTTGCATCAGACCAAGTTAAAGGTAAATTACTATTCATTAGTAATGCAGGAACAGGAAGTTCACCAGTTTTAAAAGCTATGTCATTTGATGCAAAAGGACGTTTAAAAGTTAACGGTGCTCCAGGTGATGTTGCAGGTGCTAACTTAGACGTTGTTGGTGATGCACAATTTTCAAGTACAGTTAAGTTTGCTAACTTAACAACTACTCAAAGAGACGGACTATCTTCAGTAAGTGCTGGTATGGTAATTTACAATACTACATTAAGTAAGTTACAATTACGTACTGGTGTTGCTTGGGTCGACTTACACTAATTCAGCTTTAACTTTTCCAAACCAATTTAAAAATAAGTAACAGTATGAGCTCTATAACTCTCTTTACATCAGGGTCAACAGACCAACCAAAAGACGTGACCCATTCGTGGGATCATATTAAGAAATGTGCGACCAAAAGCATTAAAGAAATTGGATTGACTGAAGAGGATAGAGTGCTAGATGTGTTTCCTGCGAACACTATAGCCCACTACACAATCACCGGTGTTCCTGCGTTTTTAAGCGGCGCACAGTACGTTTCTAGCAACTTTAGTGCATACACCTACCTCGACTTATTTAGACGCTTTAAACCGACGTATATTGCGTTAATACCACGTCATTTAGAACTGTTATTAGGCACTAAAGGCTTTAAGGATTTGGATATGAGTTGCGTCAAATACATGGTTACAGGCAGTTCAAAAATAGACCAAAATTTTATAGATGAATTTAAAAATAAGGGAGTTCAAAAAGTCGCGAACTGGTACGGCATGACTGAGTTTCCTCCACCAATTATGATAGGTTATGATTCACCTGCATTTGATTTCAACACTATAAATCATCAAGAGAATCATGTGATGTTTATGCCATTACAAGCTACTGGCACTAACCTTCAACATTGTATTATCAACGGCAGATCAACTGGTGATATTTTTAACATGGACACAAAAGAATACCACGGTAGATTAAAAGAAGCAAATGGACATACTTGGAAAAACAACTTTTAGACTTGCTACTGAAAGAGATAGACCTTTAGTAGAACAGTTTTGTAAATCACAGAACTATTCAAACAATACATCTTTAGAAGCAATGAAATGGGAATGGTGCCTACGCAATGGTGCATGGACTGTTGCAATTCATGAAGATAAAATTATTAGTATTGCAGGTATTCATGACTTGCCTGAAGCTGGACATAACTGTTATAGATGTTTGTTCCGCGGAGCTCAACTACCAGGATACACACTAGGTACAGGAAGAGATATTTTTAAGACAGGTATACAATTAAGTTACTTACTAAACTTACAAATAGAATGGGCACCTAAGTCAGCAGACTTGTTTATTAGTACAAATATAAACGACGATGGTGGTAAGAGTCAACGTATGAATAATACTATGATGCCATTACTAGCTAAACGTGGTATTTGGTCTTTAGATCAACAAATAGAATTATATAATGTACCGCAGAACTTATGGCGTATTAATGTTCAACGTTATAAGGAAGAGCGTAACCTCTCGCTAAAGAGCGATAAGAATATTGATCAAAAATTGTAAAAGGTTTCTTTTTAATTACAATTTCTTTCATTTCATTTTTCCAATAGTCTGTGTCTTTACTTGTAGCAGTATAATGAAGTTCTAAGAATTCTTCTACGTGTTTTACTACGTTTAACCATTGCTTGTTATACACACTAGGTTTGTCCACTAGTCTTACTAGCATTTCAATTTGATATTGTATTAGCCATATTGCTTGAGCTTCTAACGGTTCAATAAATCCTGCACTTAATCCTATATTTAAAATGTTACCTTCGTAGGGGTTAGGACAATATTGACTTTCCCATTCAATCACTCTTAACTTATCTAGTTCTAATTTGTGAGGACATTTTTCTATAAATTCTGCTTTGGCACTTTCTACTGATTGATGATCTTTACTAAACACATAACCGTTTCCAATGCGATTCTGTAAGTAAATATTCCACATCCATCCGTTACTTAATGCA